CCCACTTTCTCCATTTCCACAGCGGCGAGCGGATGAGGGCAGGGGAGCCGACGGCCAAGGATAGCCGGCGCCAGGTAGGACAATTCGGCAACACGGCTTCCTGGAGCGTGCCCTAGGTGGCTGGCACCGGCGCCGTGCTGCTGTAGTTCGACGTCGGTGGCCGAGGCCCGCCGCAGCCACTTCCAGGTGCCCGGCCGGATGCCAGCGTGCCGCACAAGCACCCGCACCTGTTGGGCGAACGTCTCATGGCTGGCCGGCCACGGGCACACCAAGACGCGCGGGCAGGCCTCTACCGAAGCGTGGAGGGCCTCTAGCGAAGTCTCCGACAAGCGGAAGGTCACTGGCCTCCCTGTCTTCGACTGCGTCCAGGACGCCACGCCGTCCGGCCTGACGGCGGCAGCCGGCAGGGCGACGAGGTCGCCCCACCGCAGCCCGGAATCCCAGGCCACCCGCACCGCCAGGTCCCACCACTGCCACCTCGGCAACCCGCACCTGTGGCGGCGCTGCAGCCGCCGGCATGCGTGGAGCAGCTGCTGGACCTCGTCTTGCGTCCAAGCCTCGACGACCGGGCGTGGCGACCGGGCGACCCGCACGCGTCGCACCGGCGGCTCGCACCAGCCCTCGTCGGCGGCGGCACGCCAGAGCGCGAGCAGGTGGGCACGTTTGCTGCGGACCGTCGACGGCCTGGCCGTCGTGGCGTAGTCGGCCAGGAACGTCTGCACGCTGCGTTCGTCGAGCGCATGGAGGGCGACAGGGCCGCCGGCCCACCGCTCGTAAAGGTCCGCGACGATGCGGTACTGCTCGAGCGAATTGGTTCGGCAGGGGCGGATGCCGCGGTACCCGCGAGCGAGTTCGCCGATTGTGACGGGGCCAGATCGCAGGAACATCGTCGACATCCGTCACGGGCCTTGCCGGTCGCCGCCTGCGACCGCCAACGCGTACGCGCCACCATCGTGGGGGCGCACCCCCGAGTCTTCCTTCGGGGGGTTCGTTCGTCAAACGGGCAGCACAACCGTCACCGTCGGTTTCGTTCACTTCTGTAGAGCGTCGGTCTACGGAACCGAAGGTTGCAGGTTCGAGCCCTGCCGGGTGTAGTCGGCCAACGTCCAACCGTATGACGGACGTTGCGGCCGAGGCAAGTTGGGAGGTGCCAGGATGGCCAAGCAGACGAAGAAGCCGAGCGGTCGAACGGGCCGGCCACGGACGCGGACCTACTCGCCGTTTGGGCAGAGGCTGGCAACGAAGTTGGCCGAGCGTGGATGGACCCGAAAGACGCTCGAGGAAAAGACCGGCGTGGATGAGACGTCGATCTGGCGATGGATGGCTGGCAAGAACCGGCCAGACCCTGATGGCGTCGCTGCTATCGCCAAGGCGATAGCGTGTTCTCCCAGTTGGCTGCTCTGGGGTCGCGCTGCGTGAAAACGCGGTTTTTCACATGTGCGATAATTCGTCTTGACGACTTATCGCACATCTGCAACCATCCGCCCCCGTCACGCCACGACGGCGTGAGGCGGAGGGATACGCCATGCCGACCGGAGTCGCCGATGCCCCGAGCATTCGCGCACGTCACGGACAGACAGCTCCTCGAGTGGGCGGCGACTATGCCCTTGGGGCGCATCGCCGATCTCACCGGGTCGACTACCTCGTCGATCTCGCGCCGGCTACGGGCGCTCGGCTGGACGGACCCACATCCAGGCCCCAAGGACCCGGACGAGGCGACCATTCGCCAGCTGTGCTGGGAGGTGCAGTCGCGCTGGTCCGAGCAGGAGCGGCGCAGGAGAGCCGGGCAGCGGCGAGCGAGCGTAACCGTCGTACACGCATCCGATCTCGGGCTTGCCAGCTTCTCGTGACGTGGCTGCACCGCGTGGCCCGCTGCCACGCGCATCTGTGCGCCATCGTGCGGCTCTACGGCGACCCGTCAAAGGCCGGCGGCCAGTCCAACGCTGGCGAGACGTACCAGGCCCGCGCGGCTCGCGGCGACCGCACGCTGCTCTACGACGCGCTGACGGTGACGATCGACGAGCTGATCGAGGTCCGCGACGAGATCGGCGCGACCATGGACGCCGCGGAGCCGACGACGGCCGCGCCTGGCACCCCAGACAAGGTCGAGGAGATGTGTCGCCGCGCCGAGCGTGGCGAGTCACTCTTCGTTCAAGGCGATACGCAAGGACGCGAGGTCGGCGACGGATCGCTGGCCTGATCACGGATGGTTTTGTTTGCGAGCCGGTCGTGACGGAGTGCGGCCGGCCGCGCTAAGGAGGGCTACGTGCTAGTGCTCACGCGAGCGGAGGGCGAGCGTGTCGTCGTGCCGCATGCACGGATGGAGATCGTGGTGCAGGAGATCCGCGGCAACGTCGTCCGCCTGGCGTTCAGAGCGCCAAACCGGATCGACATCTTCCGCGGCGAGGTGTTCGATCGGATTGCGATGGATCAATGGGACGAGGACGAACCAACCCAAGAGGAGGATGTGAAGTGAAGATCGTGAAAGGCAAGCAGGCTGCACCCGTGCGGTGCGTGCTCTACGGCGTCGAGGGCATCGGCAAAACGACGCTGGCGGCGCAGTTTCCGACGCCGCTGTTTCTCGACACCGAGGACGGAACCAAGCAGCTCGAGGTCGACCGGGTCGCGTGCCCGGACTGGCCGAGCCTGCGTGGCGCGGTCGCCGAGCTGGCGGTCGAGAAGCACGGATACCAGACGATCGTCATCGACTCGATCGACTGGGCGGAGCGGGCGCTGGTCGAGTTTGTCTGCAAGCAGGACGGCAAGAAGTCGATCGAGGACTACGGCTTCGGCAAGGGCTACACGGTGGTGGCCGAGCATATGGGGCGGTTCGTCGAGGGCCTGGACAACCTCCACCGTGCCGGGCTGCACGTGCTGCTCGTGGCCCATGCCAAGGTGCAGCGGACGAGCCCGCCCGACCAGACGGACGGCTACGACCGGTACGAGCTGCGGCTGTCCAAGCAGGTGTCGCCCATCGTCAAGGAATGGGCGGACGCGCTGCTCTTCGCCAACTACCGCATGCGGCTGATCGAGGGCAGCGACGGGAAGCGGAAGGCGATTGGTGGCAAAGACCGCGTCGTCTACGCCGAGCGTGCGGCGGCCTACGACGCCAAGAACCGCTACGGGCTGGGCGAAGAGCTGCCCATGACGATCGAGGCCCTGGCCCCGCTGTTCACCGGGACCGGGGCCAAGCCGATCGACACCGAGCTGTACGACCAGGTCGTCAAGTACATCGCCGAGGCCAAGAGCGTGCGGACGCTCGGCAAGATCGGCGACCGCATCGAGGCACTGCTGTCCGACGGCCAGCTGACGGCCGAGCAGGGCGAGGCGTTGACGCTACTGGTCAAGGAGCGGCACGACGCGATCGAGCCGCAGGAGGTGACCGATGGCGTCGTGGCATGACGTGCCGCCGTGGACCGCCAAGCGGGCAGAGGCGGAGGAGCTGATGCAGCAGGTGGCCGAGGTGGTGCGCCGGTGGCACGTCCGCCGCATCTCGGGCACGAAGGCTGTCGAGCATGTGCGGGAGCTGCTGGAGCCGCTCCGCGTCAGGGTCGGGAAGGCACACGAGCCGGAGGTGAAGTCATGAATTTCGATCAGTGGTGGAACTGGGACGAGGAGCCACGAGCCGCCGTCGATCACGGGCACACGCAGAAGGTGCCTACGGGTCGGCACACGGGCGACATCGTCAAGGCCGAGATCAAGGACCTCAAGTTCAAGATCGCGGACGACAACCCGACGGGTACGTCGCTCGTCGTGACGTGGAGCAAGTCCGGGTACTACCCGGTCGAGGCCATCGTCAACCTGCGGTGGCGTGGCCTGCTCGAGGCGGTGTGCCGGTCGGCTGGCGTGTCGCCACCGAAGCGTGGCGAGGACTGGGACGAGCAGTCGCTGGTCGGGCGCGTGGCCACCGTCGAGATCGAGAACAAGGTGGCGCAGGCCACGGGCACCGAGTACCAGCGCATCACCAGGTGGCATGCGTCGCCACAGAAGCCGCTGCCGCCGGCCGAGGCGAAGCCGAAGCGGGCGCCGGCCAGGACGCCGGCGGCCAAGGCGCACGCCGAGTTCACGGAGCACAGCGATGCCGACGACATCCCCTTTTGACGATGACCGCACGATCCAGTTCTACGGCGGCCCATGGGACGGGATGCCGTACACGCCGAGGCGTGGCGCGCAGTACCCGGCCGTGCTGGACATGCCGTGGAGCGGGCAGCTGCACCACTACCGACTCGTGCAGCGGGACGGCGTCGTGCAGCTGCAGTACATGGGCAAGGCACTACCGGACGGAGCACGAATTGCATGACGGTCTACAAGGCATGGCGGGCGGATCGTGTGACGAGCGACGGCGTGTTCGTCAGCACGTACGCCGGGACGGTGTCCGACTGCGGCCAGTGGGTCGAGTGCGGCGAGACCAGGCACCGGATATCTCCGCAGTGGCACGCACGTGCCGTCGATGCCGAGGCCTCGATGGCCGGCGAGATCGAGGAGATCGGCCGGCGGCTACTTGAGCAGGCGGCCAAGTTGCGACAGGCCGCGGAGGTGGTGGCGTGAGCACTGTAACCAACCCGCTGTACGCACGCATGGTCTACCGCTGCGACTGGGTGGCCAACCGTGTGATGTTTCGCCAGCGGCCGCTGGGTGACGGCGAGGCGTGCCCGGATGGCTGGCAGACGAGCGAGGAGCTGGCGAGGGAGGACGTGGCCCACAGGCTCAACCGCATGGCGGCGGACCTGATGCGGGCGGCGGATGAGGTGAGGCGGGTGCGGAGAGGGGAGTAGGGCTGAGCCGGTCGGCGCTGTTGATCTATGTGGTGATGGAAACACAGGAGGCACATATGTCGCATCACAGGTTTGGCGGTCGTCTGGTGTTTGATCCGAGGCACATACCGGCTGAGTGGATCAGGCTGGCCGATCTC